CCTTGCCGTCGTCGGTAGTTGAACGCCAGTACCGGCTAACCCGGTACGCGTCACCATCCTCATCGATGCGCTTGTAGCGAGCGCCAGTGCCCGGATTCATCCTGAGCATTTCAGGCGTTGCGGCTCCGCCGGCAACCAGGTCTTCTAGCGTTCCGCAATACTCGAACCACAGCCCTTTGCCCTCGTCTCGGCTTCCCTGGTAGTACACACGCACTGACGGAAAGCCAGGCGGTGAAGCGGAGATTTCGGGGGGCGAGTCGTCGGCTTCACGAACCGGCGTCACGTTGTTGGGGCTCACGGCCGCGCCTCGCGAGGCTCCTGCTCGACGCTATCCTCGCCCCACTCTCGCTGGCGATCGGCAGGCCGCTTGTTCCATTCCTCGGCCGCCTCCAGCGGCGTTGGTCCCCCTGGAGCGTCTACCGCACACCTGCCGCAGGTAACCCGGTAAAACCCGTCGGAGTCGGACTTCGGCGGAGCGGTCTCCACGATCTGGATGTCCTCGCTATCGCCGCAGAAGGGGCATGGGAGCGCTGGCGGGAGTCCCGGCAACGGTGTGCGATCTGCGTCATCGTCCGTGAATTTTCCGAGCGCTGCGGGGCTCACCCCTTCCTTGCTGAACTGATCGGCGGCCTGCTCCAGGATCTCGGCCGCAAGACTAAGCGGCCAGTGGATGTCGTAGTTTCCCATGTCCTGCTCGGCGTCATGCGCCGCGACAACGGCCTGGACGATCGACTTGGCACACACGATCTTGTCGTCAACGGTCTCCGGGAAACGCGCGTGAGTTGAGACAAGCAGCCCCTTGCCGGGGTGATAGCTGATCGGCTGATGGGAGCCCCTTTTGGGGCGCGGTAGACTTCTCTTAGCCATGATTCTCTCCAATACAGAGGGTTGTGGTCAGGCGCTCGGGACCGGTGACTCGGGCCCGGGCGCCGCTTCAGGGCTTGCGCTTCGGCTTCAGCAGCTTGTGCTGCATGAGAATCGCGTCGACGGCCTCCCGTAGTAGGTGCTGCTTTGTGCGCCTCGTCTTTAGAGCGAGCCTGTGGAGCAGCTTGACGCGATCAGGGTCCAGATACAGAGCTACCTGCGGCCGGTGCGTTCGTCCCATGACGCTAATATTAGCGCTAATATCAGCGAGACTCAAGCAACGCGCTTCGCCCACTTCGACACCTGCTGCTGTTTGATGCCGGTGAGCTTCTCGGCCTGCTGCAGCTCTAATGTCATCGTGCGCCGCTCTGCGCGCGATGACTTCCCGTGTCTTCCGCCTGGGCTCTGTCGCGGCGTCACCTTCTCCCGCCACCAGCCAACGAACTCGTCTTGCTGCTCAAGCTTACTGCCCGGCCATGGCCCCGAGGTCCGGGGCTCGATCGGGCGCCGCCTGTCCGGGTTCCCACCAGTACCTGGTCCCGAATTCCTTGTACGCGCGCTGCCTCATCCTGCGCAGGTAGCCGGGCGCGAAGAATTCCTGCAGCTGGTGGAATATCAGGTGATCGAGGGCGGCCTTTGCGTACCACAAGGAAGCGCCCGGCAGGTTCGATTTCACAAAGTGCACGACCTCCGCCCCGAAGTGAGTCTTCTTGCCTTGCGCGGCCTGAAGGATGTTGCCCTGCGTGAGATTGAAGAAGTCTTCCGCAAGTCCCAGGACCGGCCCCGTCACGGTCGCGAGCGGTGAGCCGCCATGCTGCGTGGAATCGGAGAACAGGAAATCGCCGTAGATCCCGAGGCTCCCGCCCTTGAGCATGGCCGCGATCCAGTTGCGCACCCCGCCCTTGGCGAACGGATTCAAGTTGCGCGGATCGCGTCCGGCGAGTACTTCGCTCACCTGCAGCGATGCCATGCCGAGAACCGTCGTCGCAGCGAGGAGGGTCGCGAGGTAAGCCGCCCGTCCGCCCAGGTTCGGCAGACTCATGCCGCGTGCCCAGTGCCGCTCGATCATGGCGAGCGGGAAGGACTTGAAGAGGAAGAACGAGCGGGTGAGCTCGCCCTTCCACGTTCCGCGTTGAAGCCCTGCGCCCATGGAAGCGCGCTCGCGGGCGCCGGGCTCGATGATCGCGATGTTGGTTTCCTCAAGCACCGAGCCCAGGAGCCGCGTGGCGGCCTGCTCGCGCAGCTGGGCCGGATGGCCGAGCGAGATGAGCTCGGCGTCCGGGATGCGGTAAATCGATTCCGGCGTGAGCATGGTGTTGTTGCCGCCGCCCCAGTCCTCGAGCTGCGCCTTTTTCCACACCGCGAAGTCTGCGTCTGTGATGCCCTTGGCGAGCAGGATCCGGTGATCGATCGGGTCGAGGTCGGCCAGGCGCGCATGATCGCGAACGATCGAACCGGTGGCGCTCAACATCGTGACGCCGAACGCGCGCTTGCGCGCCTCCGTCATGGCGTTCAGTCCCGAGGCGCGCAGCGTGAACTGCGCGAGCTTGCGCGAGAAGGAACGCCCGAGCCCCTGCTCGCCGAAGCGATTGAGCGATGCGATGAAGGTATTGAGCGCCAGTCCCGCCCGCAGCGCCATGCGCTCCTCCGTGCGGTTCGCGGGATTGAACGCTGCGAGCTCATTCGCCAGCACCTGCATGGCTGGCAGGTTGTTGAGCTTCGCGGTCAGGTGCAATGTCGCATCGTCCGAAAAGGACGTGATGACGGAGCTTCCTAAGCGCGCGGCAATCAGCCAAGAACGCAGCGTGTCGAAGGTCTTGGCCAGGTGCTCATTCGCAACCGGCAAGGTCTTGCCGGCAACGACGTCGTAGAGGTTCTCGGTGCGGATCGCCTGCTGATCGATCTTGCCGACCTTTGTGGGATCGGCCAGCTTGCCTCCCCGCACGGCTTCGTCCCGAAGGAACCGGAACGTGTGATCCGGGTTGGGCCCAAGGGTCTCCACCAGCGCAATATCCTTGGCGAGGCCTGCGATGTGCGAGATGAGCACCTCGTAGAGCGTGCGTTCCCCGAAGCGCGCTTGATACTCGAGGTAGTCATCCGCGCTCTTGAAATGGATCTGGCGGCTTTCGCTGCCGCGATTGGCACGCATGCCGCCGCCGCTCGGCCGGCCGGGCTCGAGCTTGTTGGCGCCCCCTGTCGCGATCGTGGCCCACGCCTCATTCAGAAAAGCGGTGAGCTGGCCGGGCAGCATGCGTGTTCCGTCGGCATTCACGTACGCGTCGCGATTCAACCGCGGCAGAATGTCGGCGACCCACACCTCGCGCCCGGCGGCCGCCACCTTCGCTTGTGAGTGGTGATGCGGCATGCCCCAATCTTCGAGACTCCCCACATCTCCACCCGCCCGGTTGAACCGTTGACGCATCGCTTCGGCGACCTTGTGCCACTCGGCCGCGCCTTCCTTCGCCTCCTTCACGCCGGTGGACTCACCGAAAATCTCGCGCACGATCGCCCGAACGCCGTCCGCGTTCTCGAGCAACCCGAACCACTTGGGGTTCGAGGCTTCGAGGGTTTTAAGCAGCTGCGAGAGCGCGACCGCCTCCGTACCCTGCGCCTGAGCCTCCACGGACAGCACGTTGGCATTGGCGTGGGCATCGGTGGCGATGATGCGGCCCAGGGCATCGAGCGGGGCCACGCCACGCGAGCGCATGTCGGTGAGGGCGGTGCGCAGCCGCTGATGGGCGGCAACCTGCAGCGCCACCCGATCTTTCTTGAGGTGCGCTTCCCCGATCAGCTCGGCCGCCGCCGCCTGGCCGGCTTCCTGCAGTCGATCGCTGGCGCTCTTGGCCATCCACGCGGTGGGTTCGGCCCGGGCCCGCCGGCGCATTGCACCTGTGATGCGCGCCTCGATGTTCTGGACTTCGACCGAGGTCAACGCCCGGCCAATGGCTCGGGAAACGGCATCGATGCAGTCGCTGCGCATCTTGACTCCCCTACGCTCGTTTGCGCGTGCGGTGCTCGATCACATTCCAGAGCGCGTGCGCGATGGGCACATCCACAAGCAGCCACCGCTCCTTCTCAAGAATTTGGCGGATCCACGGATGCTTCTCGCCCAGCTGTAAGAGGAGATCATTGACCGCCTGGCAGCGCGTCTCATACTCGGACCCCCAGTCTTGGCTCAACTGGTAGTCCACGCTGTAGACGTGCGCATCCTTCACCTGCTGACTCGCGTTCCCTAACTTCTCGGCGTTTGTATTGACCCTCGTGTGTATCACGGGTCCGAGATGCGGCGGCACCCCTGCATCGCTAAGCGCCACCCTCGCCGCCGTATCGACCTCGAGCACCTCTCCCTTGATGTCGGTGCCGGGGGGGTATTGGAAGACGTAGTCCTGAGGACGCCCTGGCGCCATAATTTCATCGCGCTGGCGTTCGAACTCATCCGACACGGTGAGCGTGGCAGGAGCTGCGGCCGGTCCGAGCGTGGCCATCTGCCTGTGAAATTCAAACTCGGACACCTTGCCCTCGAGTCTCTGCTGGCGCAGAGCCTGCACGCGGGCCTGCGCCTCGGCCGCGGGAGGCGCGGGGGCTTGTGGCGCAGCTTCGGCCTGCGGGCCGAGGCGCTCAACGATGGCGAAGTAATCGCGATCGTTCATGCGCCCGGCGATCCGTGCATCCCGCGCCACCTGGAGCTCCGCGGCCGCGGTCGGCGCGGAAGGTGTTACCGGCGCGGGGGCCGCGACGCTCGGCAATGCCAGGGGATTGAAGTCCATCAGGCCGCCTCCGGAGGCTCAGGAGCTCCCGTGGGTTGCGGGCGATCGCGCAGCGCCTGCGCGATGGAATCCGCCACGCGGCGCTTCAGATCCGGACCCTGACTGAGCTGCCAAGGTGACATCGCTACTCTCGTTTCGAACGCGCCGTCCGTTCGGGCGAACAGATACTGCTGCGCATGCCGAGCCAACAGTTTTGGCGACCACAAAAGATAAGCGTCCTCGGCAGTGTTCGGCGGCGTCGGGAGCGATGCGCGAAATTGCTTTCCCAACTTGGCGTCCTCCTCGAAGGCTTCGGCCACTTCGTTTAACGCATCCTGCAGACGCTCGGTGCCGGTCTGCCACTGCGCCGCAAGGCGGGCGGCATCCGCCCATGCCTTGCGTGACGCCGCCTCGGTCTCTCGCGTGTGGGCTTCGTCAACCAGGGCGCCGAGCACCTGCAGTTTATTGCGCAGCTGGTTCCGATTCGCCACCGCCTCGGTGACCGCCTTGGATTTTCGCGCGAGCATGACATCATCGTCAGCCGCACCGGCAACAGCGATAACGTATGCTTTCTCTGCCTGGCTGTGCGCATCTTCGGCAGCGCGTAGGTCGCTCACGGTTTTGTCATGACGCGCACGCAGATCGCTCAAGCTCGTCGTTTTTGATAGCACGGCGTAACTCCTCACGAAGTCTCGCAGAAGCGCGAACATGAGTTCCCCCTATGCCACGGCTGCAGTGGCTCCGGCCATGGCCTTATCCAGGGCCGCCCTGATGTTCGCGAACTGCTGTTCGGCCGCCCTGGTGGCAGTCGTGGCGGCATCGCGGCGTCGCTCGAGCGCGGCGATGCTGTCGCGCAACTCTTGAGCGATGCGCTGCTGCTCGGCCGTCGCGGCGGCGAACTGCTCGGCTGCGCGCGCCTCGGCTTCGGCGGCGGCTTTGTTTGCAGCCACAGCACGGGCTTCCGCCTCCGCCACTGCCGCGCGCTTCGCATCGATGCTCCGCGCTGCCTCGGCCTGGTAATTCGCGTTGGTTTCGAGGTCCTGCAAAACGACTTGAAGAGACTGAAGATCGAGGGCAGCGCGGACTAACTGGCCAGCGCTCTTCGCGGCGCGCGCAATCTCTGTCGGATTCAACATGCGACTTTCTCCTATGAAGTTCATACACGCGGTCGGCGGCAGACGAGCTTCACGGTGAGACTCGTTGTACCGTCTCCGGCTGTCACGTTGGGACGGATCAGAAGCGGAGCCTCCTCGATGGCTTCGGCGGCGGCCGCGGTCTTCGTTACCGCGTTGCCCTGCGGGTCAGACAGGATGAAGTAGGTCGGGGTCTCGGTGGTCTTGTCGCAACTGCCCTCGATGTTGATCGAGCCGCCCGCGCCGAACGTGCCGTACACCTGCACGGTGCGGTCCGGAAATTCGGGGAGTTGCACCGGGCCGCCCGTGTCGCCGTTCAAGAGCCCCGTCCACACTACCCGCGCGAGATTCACGTTGCCGTCAGGCCGGTATTCGACCACGGGGGTGCGAATGGCCATTGTCAGCCGGCCTCTCGCTCGAGCGCGGCGACGCGCTCCTCAAGGGAGGGCGGCGCGGGCGGCCGTACGGGCTCCTCGGCCGCGGTGAACGTGACATCGAGGCCGGGCGGAAGCGTCGGACCGTCGAAGACCGCTTTCCACTCACACGGGCCACCGGGATGACTCAGGGTAACTTCCGGGTCTGAGTTCTCCGTGAAGGTGTGCACGATGCGAAAGGCCGACTCGTGCGTGCCGGGCGCGATGCTGCGAAGGCCGATCTGCACGGAGGCAGCGTGCGGCAAGCGCATGGTGAGGCGAACCGTCACGTCATAGGGCGCGTCAAGGATTTTTGGAACGCTTAGCATGTTGATCCTCTTAACATGTTGGTTTATGAGTTGGTTTCTGATCTGGTCGGTGCTGAGCATGTTGGTTTCCCCTTACACCTTCGCGTAACGTGGGCGCCGCTGCGCCGTGTTGTACGCACCGCCCCGCGCAAACTCGCGCGCAGTTGCGTAAACATAGGCCTCGGGCCCGACGGAATCGAGGACGCGTTGCAATTCCGGCGCGAGCGGAAGCTCCTGCGGGCGCGGCTTTTTCTGTGGAGTGCTCATGGTGTCCTCGCTACGTGATCGCGTACTGCGGGCGAGCGCTGCGATCCGCTGCCGGGCGCAGAGCCTTGCGCGAGGCCAGCCACAGCGCCCCGCACGCCGCATTCGCCGCATCGTCGTGCGCCCGCGGGGGATGGTCGATCGAGTCAGGCCGCCCACCGGAGCGCGGCCGACGCTCCAGCAGCCGCAACTCGGTCGCCAGCCGCTTCACGTCCAGCAGATCCACGCGGCGCTCGGCAAAGAGCGGCGCAACTTCCGCATAGATCGCGGACTTGTCCAGCTCGGCCGGCTCGTACCGGATGCCGAAATGCTTGAAGGCATCCACGACAAAGCCCGCTCCATACCGATCCCCCGTCACCCGGGTGAGCTTGAAGTTCTGCAGGAGCGCGGCAAAGCGCGCCACCACCTCGTGCGGCTGATGCGGGGCCGGGGCGATGAGGAGGCGATCCAGCACGATCTGCTTCGCACGGGTGCCTGGCTCCTGGTGCGCGATCGCCAGCACCGAGGCATCGCTCACCCCGCCCGAGACATCCACGAATCCGACATGCGCGCACAGGCGCGTACACGGCAACTCGGTCCGCCCCGCCATGATCGCCGCGTCAATGAGCTCATCCGGCAGGAACTGCGACACGTCCCCGCGAAACTCCGCAAACCACTCCGACCGCGCCGCCTCCGGGTCCTCCGCCATCGCCCGCTCGATCACCTTCGGGTCAATGGTCGGGTTGAGTTGAGTGTGGTCGGCCTTCAGCACCAGCACGTCGGACGCCTGCCCGTAGTGCTGCTGATACATGTCAAACAGGTGCCCGCGCTTGGCGTGCGGGCTCGACAGCCCGAGCAACCGCCCGCCCAGGTTCGCCAGTCCCGGGCGCACCGCGCGCACCAGCTCGATGTCGGGATTTGCGGAGAGGTCATCGCGAAAGAACGCCAGCTCATCCAGTACCACCGCGGCATAACTGTACCCGCGGGTGCTACGCCAGCTCGTCGTGTGCACCTCGAGATTCACCCGGTGCGCAAAGCCGATGGTCTCCTGCGTCTCGTTCACCACCTCCGCGGCAATCAGGGGCGAGTCGGCAATCAGCCCGCGCACGTAGTTCATGAGCTGACGGGCCTGGCGTCGATCGGAGGCAATCATCGCCACCGTTGCCACCTCCCCAGGCCCCAACCGCTCGCGGTAGTCCTGAAGGCTCGCATGCAGGCCGAGCGCCGCCGCGAACAGCGTCCCGCCCGCCCGACGTGGCTTGACCAGGTACGCCTCACCTGTCGCCTTCACCGGTGGCGCCTCTCGGGCGCTGACGGTGCGATAGAACTCGGCCTCTGCCGGCGCGAGCGGCAGGCCGTCGAGCACCTTCGCCACCGTGCGCCAGTTGGCGAACGTCTCCCCGCCGAACGTGCGACCGAACAGCTCCGGATCGAGCATGGCGTCGTGAAGGGACTTCATGCCGCCGCCCCAGGTTGCTCCCCGGGCCTGGCAGGCGTCCGGTGCGGTGACATCCTCAGGATCCACGCCCGACGCCCGTCGTGATCCCGACGCCAGGCACGCAGCTTGTACTCCACCCCGCCGACCCGGATGTAACCGTAGAGCTCGAAGTCGGACGGAGCCTCGCTCTCGAACATGAGGCCGGTCATCGGATCCAGGCTCATGGCGTGAGCCTCCGGGGAAGGCCCGCTACGCCCCCGCCTGCAGCGCTGGCGGTGTTACCCGCACCCTCGGTATCGGTTGATGGTCGATCGCCTGCAGGACGCGCGGGCAGCACACGTCTGCGGGTATTCCCGGGCAGGCTCATGCGTTCACCGCCTTGGCCGTGCCGTTGAGATGCTGCTGTAACGTCCTCACCTGCTTCTGGCGCCGCTCGAGGCCCAACATGCGGGCGATGCCAAGCCATGAATTCGTGAGCTGCGTCCAGCTGCCTATGTCGACCGGCTCCCCGGCTGCAGCGCGGCACTCCATGCCCTCGATCATCACCTCGAACCAGGTGAACCGACGCACAAGCGAGCGCTTGATGGTCGTCAGGTTGTCCTCGCCGCCGAGATCCGCCAGCACCGCGCTGTACCGGTCTACGACGGCTTTGCCGAGCACGGTGCGCTTGTCCATGCGGTCCATGAAGTCGGACGCGTAGCGCTCGGGGATCGACGCGAGGAGCCGCACTGACTTGCCGCGTGCCATCAGGGCACCTCGGCGGTTGTTCGCCGAAAAGCCGGCGCGGCTCGGAGCTGGGTTTTCGGCTGC